CCCCATTTTACTTCTCCCGTTTTTGGTCTTCACTAACGAGGGGAAAAGCTTTCCTACACGATGATTATTTGATTTAGCTTTTTCATAGGGTGTTACAGCAGGTTTTACAGTTAAATTGAAGACCGTCTTTACTACATCTATTCTTATGGAATTGGGACGTAGGAAAGGGTTCTTGACACTTAGCGCAAATCTTATAATCCAACGCCAGTGCTTTCCTCGGCGATGACATCCACGACCTCTGCATCTTCAACGTCCGCTTCAAATACTTCATCCGCAACCGGCTCAGATAATTCCACAGTGGTAGGGTCTCCTCCATCAGCCGGAGCCACAGTAATCTGCGGCTGACGAGCGTTGACCTCCTCCTGAGTCAGAGCCTCGTAACTGAAGATGAACTCAGTTGCCTGACTTGCATCCGTGACGCCTTCGGGGAGTTCCCACTTGATGCTGAGAACCTTGGTCTCGAATGCATCGAGAGCGGATTTGGGGAGCGTTACTTTCCCACCCTGTGCTTCGATGATGGAAGCACACAGAACCGACAGACGCTTGTTCTGCCCAACGGCCTCACGCATCTGAGGGATGAGTTGACCGAGAGCAGTCTCGGGGTCGGTGCGAAGCTTCTCATTCTCGGCCTCAAGCATGAGGATGTAGTGCATGGCCTTCTTATGAGTCTTGTTGGCGGACGGGCGGATGTTCTTGCGTTTTGCGTTGGCTGATGACATACTTCCTCTTTCCTTTGGCCGGAGCCCTATTTGCGACCTTCTTAGCGGTCTTCTTCACTGGTTTTTGACATTGCCTCTACCCACCGAGATGTAACTAAGAAGTCACTAACGGCTTGCACAAGAGCGGGGTACACAGTCGAGTTGCCCACCAACCCAACGAGCTTGGTGAGTTCCCCCATGGCCTTGACAGCCGCGACAGCCTCGTCGCCCATGTAGGTGTAGTCTTCAGGACCACAGTCAAACTGAGCCGAACCCCACATCTCGGCGAAGGCTTCCTCGGCGAGGTTGTCTACTTTATAGTCGGGGTTCTTCTTCATCATGCGGGTCTGGGGGTCAACGATGTATGCTTCCGTGGAAGGGTTGTCCGCCTTCGGGGCAGCATCGGAGGAGAGGATGGTGGTGTCGAAGATAGGGCTCCAACCGGACTGAAGACCAACACCACTCAGCAGGTCTTCATAGTATAGGTCGTCAATTTTGCGGTACTCTCCACTTGTAGTCTTGAAGATAGCGTTCATGGGAATCTGAGCAAATTTAGTAGGCATTATGGTCTCCATCAAGCTAATACTGGTTTTACAAAATTAGTGACCTATGTATCTGTCGGTTACATCCATCTCCTCGAAACGGCGGGTGATGCGCTGGCTCTTACTCGGGACGTTGAATTGTTCTCCAACAAATGCCATCGCCGCTATCCGAGTATCCACCACGCCAACTAACTCCTCATCTTCTGAATAACCAAAATTGTCGAACAAACAATAGACCGTCAATTATTTCTCCAAGGTAATGATGCGGTTAGTGAGATCCAGTTCCTTAATGCACTTGATGACAGCATCCTTGCTCAACTGGGAGCAGACAAGGATAGGGACATTCTTTGGTGGGAAAAACTGATCGGGAGGGTAAACTATTGCATCCTCAAAGTTGTTCCAATGGTAGACCGGGTTGGAATCAGTAGCCCACAGGATTTCCACTCCTGCCGGGATGATGCCAGCAGGAACCAGCAGCCGAGTAGTCTGCCCCATCCCCCAGATGGCGAGGGCGCTGACTCCCTTTAACTCAGCGTGAAGGTGTTCCTTCATGGTGGCAATCTGGGTGTTCAGTTTGAGGGCGTAGGCGGAGATGGCTTCACACACGTTAGAGGCGTGAGGATGAGCCAGAACCCAGATGACCGGGTAAAGTTGATTGCCTTCAGCGGTGGACTCATAGGAACTCTTGTCGTACACTTCCATGCCGACACACGCTCTGACCAAGTGGCTCAGGTCGAAGTGGTTGATGTGTTCAGCGTTGAACCCTTGACAGATGGAGTTGAAGTAGCTCACGTACTTCAAGGCGTTGGGGACTTCGATGTAGATGGAGCCGTGGGGCTTCACCCAACGCTTCAAATTGTGGAGAAAACCCTGCACGTCGGGGACATGTTCCAGCACGTGGGAAACGGTAATGAGGTCATACGTATTCGGGAGCCATGCTTCCACACCGCAGCACCGAGCCTTCAACCCTTTGGCTGTGCAGCAATCGACTTCGGCCTGAGAGAGGCTGATACCTTCCACGTTGGTAAATCCGGCTGCGATGAACGCCTCCATAAGCCCACCAGTCGCACACCCCACGTCCAGTACCGACGTGTTTACGGTAGCTCCGGCTCTCATAGTGTTGGCTACGATGGCACGGTAGTGAGCCTTCTGGGCATTGTAGGTGCCGGAAGCATAGATGGATTCCTTGCCATAGTCGATTACAGGGGTGTGGGTGGCGTACACCATCTGGCACTTCTCACAGCTAACAATCTGCTGGCCGGTGGGAGTGGTGTACAGCAATTCATTCAAGGAGTAATCGCAGCAGGGACAATGTCGTTCAGGCTTACTTGGGTTCATACTTATCCTTCAGTACCTTCATCCGGTATGCTTCCTGAGCCAGACCTAGATGTTCGAGGATGGGCATCACGTAATCGTTCGACCGCTCAAGGCGGATGGCATGGGGCGGGAGTACGGCTTCAATCTTGGGGGCGAAGGAGTCCGACGCTTCTCTGTCCTGCTGCACCCTGCCGGTGCCGTGGAACTTGAAGTCGTCGTTGCGGGGAAGGTAGAAGACGATGTTGTCGTACTCGTTGAAGTAGGCGTGGACTACATCCACCAGTTCAGGCTTGGGGTCGGTCGCGTAGACGATGCCGAGAAGAAGGGACGTGTCAGTGACCGCGTAGTCGATGTTCTCCAGACGGGATAGCTTGCGGTTCTGCTTTGCCAGAATGTAAAGCTGGTCGGCAAGGATGTTTCCTCTGTGCTCATACACCATATCCTTTGCATACTCGCTGGCGTACTCCACGCTCAAACCCATACGCTTCATGTAGTACAGGAGCCCGTAGACGGTGGTGGATTTGCCGGTGTTCGATGCTCCGATGAGATTGATGACCTTCATTTTTTGCCCTCGGCCACATTACCCGGCCAGAGTTTGTGTTTGTTTCCACGGGCATGGTCAGCAGGGCAAGGCAACTCCACCCCTTCTGGTTCCCAGCCAGTGAAAGCGATACCCCAAGCAGCGCGGAGAGCTTGCCAGTCCTTCTGCTTGTCGCAGTGTTCACACTCACCGGGAGCGTGAAGGATTCTCTGGTCACAGTGGGGGAATTGCTCGATGGAGTCGAGGATATTGATTTCGGTTTTGATTTTCTTGAACATTAGCTCTCCAGACTACATACAACGTAACTTACCCTTGGTTCCATCATGTCAGTAAGATGGTTGCTGCAAACTACAAACTCCTCATAGTCGCTATCATCCTCGGCCTGATTGTTGAACCGCCACTCAGCCGCTTCATTACACGGAAGGCCCAGACAAGTGCCATCGTCTTTAACATAGTCACACTTCATAGTGAAGCTCCGAACCCTATGACCGCAGCTTCAATCTTGCGAAGACGTTCAATCTCGTCTCGAATGGAACAACCAAGGTTCCGGCTAAAGGTAATGGCGTCTTCCTCATCGGCGTTGACCCACGAGATGAAGGCATCAAGAAGTAACCGACCCCTCTCCCTCTCCTGTACTGCGTATGGTGCTGTCCCCGTCGTCAGTGTCGGTGGTTGTAGCTTGTATGGTGTCATCATGCTTAGGTATCTCGATTCCGTGGTCTGTTAGGAACTTGGTTGCCATTAATTTGATGTAGTCGTCATCCGTTTGAAGCTCTTCTACTATAGTTTGGTGAGGGTTTATAATCCCTTCTAACTGTTGTTTCTTAATACCCAACCGATCTGACATCACTGGGTCAGAACCGTGCTCTGAGAGAAGATAGTAGGCAGTCACAGGGTCGTCTTGACCGTCACGATGTACACGACCTATGAATTGCTTTAGGGCTGACGGTGACCAATCCAACTCAGCAAATACAACTAGGTGACAAATATCTTGAAGTCCATCCATTCCGGCACCTGAACGAAGGGACAGAAGCATCACCTTAGACTCTCCACTGATGAATTTCTGCTTGGAAACTTCCTTTTGAACGGAGGACTCTGACCCCGAGAACATAACAGGGTTCAAGTCTTTCAACTCTTCCATGAGGACAGAATAAACCTCCCTATGCCATAACCCAACGAGCACAGGCTCCCCCGAGGTTTCTATCAACATTCGAATGAACTCAGCGGCGTAAGGGCTCTTCGCCACCCCTGTATACTGACGCAACTTAAGGTCAAACTGACCCGCAGCTTGCATCTTCTGCCCCTTGAAATCCTGTCCTCCCTGTTTCAGGATTAGTTTAGCCAGTTCAACCGCTTGACCCTTCATCGAGTCAAGCACCTTTAGATCAGCTTCGATAAAGTGGGGAACTGAGGTGACCTCAGGAAGCTCTCGCTTCACATCTTTACGAGTGCGACGTAGCATAAGACCGGTGGCGGCGGCGTAACTGCCAAACGCCGAGGGGTCTTTGATCCTTGGCTTTTGATCCTGATAGGTACACCACTCCCGTTCAAATTCGGCCCAAGTACCCAAGGCACCGGGGCTAAGGATGTCGATGACGTTGTAGATTTCTCCGCCGAAGTTAAAAATGGGGGTTGCTGAGAGACCCAACCTATACTCTACATTTTCTGAAATGTGTCTGGCCGCTTTGTACTTCTGAGAGTCTCGATGACGTAATTCGTGGCACTCATCAACCACTAACCCTTTTAATACAGGGGCCAGCGTCTCGGCCCATCCTGCCAGTTTGTGATAGTTGGTGATGAACACATCTGGCAATTTACCGTTGGTGTACTTTAGGATGTCGTACGGAGTACCCTTCTTCAGGATGTGGGTGGTCAGGTCGGAGAACTTGTGAATCTCAGCCTCCCATTGCTTGGGGAGATGAGATAAGGTGACTACAAGAGCCGGACGGGTGCGAGGGTCGGTGAGCCCCGCGATTGATATTAGGGTTTTTCCTAAACCAACGTCGTCAGCCAACAGCAGACCATTATTCGCTAACCAGAGCGAAGTTCCAGTCACCTGATAGGGTCTAGGTGGGAGTTTTAGAGTGAAGGTAGACAGGAGTTCCTGACCTGAAAGTAGCCGGTCTACCAATGCTACTTTTTCCTTGTACTTACCAGCCTCCCCCAGCATCCTTACTTCAGCTTCGGGGGATAGTAGGAGTGGGTGGCGTTCGATAAACCACTGTAGGTCTAGGCAGTTTTCGGGTGTGGCTGAAAGTGACTGGGTGCCATACTGCCACGTGTCTATCTTCGCGAACACCCGCTTGAGGCGGATGGCGATGTGTGGTTCACAGGTGATATCAAACCTGTTCTTCTTCTTGTTATAAGTTACCGAACCATATATTTTCAAGTTAGCTACCTTGCTTTTCTAAGCACTCACGAATTCGGTACTTTAGTGCAGGGACACATGGGGTTCACACACGGAATCTCTTCCGGCTTATCCCGCATCTTCCGGTTGTATTCTGCCTTCTCCTTCGCATGGTTGCGTAGCCTCTGGATGGGTTCGGCAAGGGCTTGAACGAAGCTACCCCACTGCGACACTGACTCCAAGCAGGGGTCGCCGTCAGTCTCCCGGATGAACTTGAGTGCCTTGGTCGCCAGTGTGTCGGCAAACTCGAATATGTCAACGTCAATCTTTAGACCCATGCTGGCAACTCGCTCCTCGTCTTGCTACAGGTTTTGCACTTGTGGGCGTTCTGCCGACAATCGGCATCACACTGCTGTGCGTCATCATTGCCGGGAGCGATGAATTCGTGGATGTGGAAGTCCGGGCTCTTTACTTCTTCACGGACTATCATCCAAAGCTTGCCCAGCATGTTGTGGCCGTTGCCGTCCTCTCCCCAGCCCCAAAATGAATCCCGATAGGAGTCTTCAATCAACTCACGGGTACCGGTTTCCATGAGCTTACGACGCACGTACTCATGCTGATACGCCTTAGCCCTGAGCAAGTCCTGCATGATGCCAGTCCTTACATCTTCCCAATCGGGACGACGGTACTCTGTGTACTGAGCGGCAGTCTTGAAGGCTTCGTGAGCAGAGGGAGCCTTGATGATGCTCTGTTGAATGCCGAACACGGTCAGTCTATCCAGAGCCCCCTCGGGTCTGTAGTTGAACTTCTCCCAGTGGTACGCTGCTTCAGACGTGTCGAAGCGGATACCCTTCCACTGAAGGGTGAAGGACGAGAAGTTGGACAGGACGTAGAAGTCCTGCTCGTAGAAGAATACCTGCTGGTCGGTGTCGAGTTTATGGTTCGCCATACTAACCTAATACCCCGGAACGGGGGAAGGTCGGCCCAGATAGCTAAACTTTGCCTCCCCGGAGCGTTCATCCACATGGTCTAATTCGGCTAAGAAAGCCAGCACATCCCCATGGCACAGATACTTCGGCTTACACCAGCAGCCCAAGGTCTTCCCGCGTAACTCTGGGAGACGGACAACTAAGTTGGGCATGGATAGGACGTACCTACGGTACTTCTCAAGCACGACCTTGCGGTTGCCGTCGTAGCCAAGGCGGAAGGGATTGTGCCAGTCGGACTGGGAGAACTCCAAGAACGACCGGCCAATGTAGATGTCAAACTGAGGGCTCTTCCTTACATGCACAACTGTTGTCAATTCGTTGTCCTCTAAATGAAAAATCTTCCATGCTATCCGCCGTACATAGGGTTCTAATACTGGTGATTTTTGATTTTTGACAGTTGGCACTTTATACTATCGTATATCAACTATTTACCCATTCCTCCGAGCAAAAGCACAACCATGGTAGCCGCGATGAGACCGCTGACGATGGCTGGGTGGCAGTTAGGGCAGATGGCACACACACCGAGGTTCAGCACCGTGGCGAGGAAGAACGCGACGGCGAAGACCATGACGGTGATGGCAAACTTACGTAGGCGCATAGCGGCCTCATTCTAAACTTTCTTAGAGGAAGCTCAGCAAGAGATGGACTATGTATAGCGGTTTGTTATTCAGTGTTTCTGGTAGATTCTTGTGCTTGCTCATGGTCGTGAGAAGGACGAGTTCCTTGACCTTATCGGACTGAGCGTACCGCATGAGTTGACGGGTGACGGCGGCGAGGCTGGTACCCCCGCTGGAGTCGTCTGCTTTGCATTCTATACCGAGCGTCCCGGCAAGGAAGTCGATGCGGTCGCGGGGAGTCAAGCTGACCTCTGGTTCGAACTCCAATCCGAGGCCAGTGAGAACGAGGTTGACGCCCTGCTGCAAGTCCTTCTCGTTTTTGTACCGATACCGACAAGAATAGAGAGCTTCACATATTTCCCGTGGGTTCACATTAGCCCCTCTTTTTGAATATGACGAGCGGCTCGAATAATGTACGAGATAAATTCAGCATAGGGAGTATCGTTCTTAGCGTATTGACACTCAGAACAACATGAGACCACGTTTAGTTCGGTGTAACCAAGACTGCTATCTTTCCTGTCCACTCCATTGCATGTGGTTTTTATTTCCCGGTTCCCTTTCCATGATTTCTTAACTCGTTCACGAGGAGGACGCGAGGTTGGTTTTGGTCTTGGCACGGTGGCGGCTGTGGATGAATTTCTTCGCACCAGCAACATCCCTGCGTTCTCCACGCTTCCCGTTGCAGTAGTCCTTACCGGGAGGCGGGAACTTGATGTCAGCCTTGCCGTCTGTGCGGTGGTTAGTCTTGCTCATGTGGCCACGCATCCTCGGACTTGAGAAGGTCGATGAGTTCTTTGGCTAACTCAATCTGTCCGTCATGGTATCCATCATCGTACACGTCCTCAATATCGGACGAGGTCTCATTGATGTTGCAGGGCGTCTTCTCAGCCCAATACTTCAGCATCGTTACCAGCTTTGCATTCGTCATAAGTTAGTCCGTATCCAGATTGTGTTCGCCGCACTTGGGGCACGCTGGCCACTTGCCTCCGTTAGCCGCGATAGCTTTCTTCCAGCTTGCGTGCGTCCACCACTTCTGAGTGAATGGAGCCGAGAGCCGCCAGTAGATGCACCTAGCCAACACGACCCAACTGAATTCCTTCTTCTCGGTTCGCACCATCTTGGGAAACCAGAGCCACTTGATGTCGCTCATCAGGACGGTGAAGGGGTTGTAGCTGGAAGTCCAGAAATCGTCTTGTTCCCACGGGCAGCTATGACAGTGTATGTACATACCCTATAATACGCAACCTTGGCTTATAACCGCACAACAGAATATGCTTGTGGTTACGTTACTTACTCCAAGTGATGCCTAGTCTAGCGAGGAAGGTACGGTCGTCCATACTGATGCAGTGCTTCTTGACACATACTTTACACTGGCATTTGAGGTCAAGAGCGTGCCCGGTCTTCTGAGCACGCGGCGTGGCTCTTACTTGACCAACGACGCCAATAACAGGGATGGCAAACGGTACCTTCATCTTCAGCGGGAACGCACCGGACTCGACAAAACGCTTATGTGCCACTGCAAGGGGAGCCATACGCTGGGCAAACTCTGCGTTAGAAATCATCTTCTTCGAGACATCCGAGTACAACTGGTACACCGCTTTGATGTGCTCGGTCAATTGCTGTTGAGAAGGTACCTGTTCCATATCTATCAATACCGCCATATGTTACTTGGTTGTGGTTAGACAGCCGGTGACGCCTGATGTACGAGTAGGATGCGTGGGCTACGAGACCTATCCGGCAGCGAGGTCTTTCTCGAAAGCAATGAAGTTTGCAAACATAAATATGTCCCCCTAATTAGGGGGACGATATCTACGAATTATCGGGTTGTAAGCGTCACAGCTACCTTAGGCTTTTTCTTCACAAACGCGACGGCAAGCTGCTTCAACCGGTTACGGGCCTTGTTGAATTCCTTCTGGCTCATGCCAATCTCGTGGCCTTCGTGAAGCCCCTCCCTGACATCCTTAGTGGTTGCAAGCTTCTTGCAGGTCTGGCAGAACTCCTTCACTGTCTCCGTCGCACTACCCGCCACATAGACAGCTTCAAGAACAGGAAACACATCCGGGTCAGTGTCATGCACATACTCGATGAACTTATGCGCAAAGAAACTGGTCTCAGCCTTCTTTTCCTCTCGGTGGGTAGCTTCAGTTAGGTAGCTCGACTTAGAGTAAGCGTACTCGTCAGTTACTTCACCGCGACTATCCGGGTTAGTCTCAGCTACCAAGGATACGTTACCAACCAGACAGACAGGGTTTTTTTGCCGCTTACCAAAGATGGTATTGAACTTGTTGGTGAGACAATAGTTGACATAACTCCGCCAGCGGCGTTCGCTGGCTCCGTACTGAGCGAAGGGGTCGAAGGTCTGGATGACATCCTCCTTACCTGCCAAACGGTGCTTGGAGGTCTGAGGCAGATACTTCATGTGAATAATGAGTTCCTGCACCCAGTCTTCAATGTCTTCCTCAATACCCTTACCGCCCAGCCGCCGTCGCACCCAGTTTTCAAGATAACGGGGGTAGCGTTCAAAAAACTCGCTGAAGTTCTTCGGCACAACAAACCCGTCGTCACCAATGAATTGACCGCCTTCACTGATGTAGAAGTTGTCCCCCCTGTAGCCTTCACGCGCTGCCAGAGTAGCTTCCTTGGGAGTCTCGACTTCTACTACGACTGGATTGTTGGGCTGGCTTTGACTATCAGCCTCCGTAGCGGTCGAAGACTCGCAGGGAGTAGACTGGGTGATACCCTTCTTAGCTGACCATCGGGTCTTTTGTGCTTTCGAAATGCGCTCCTTGACCTCAGGACTCAGGTTACGAGTACGAGTCAACCAACGAGCCTTCTGAGAGTCGGAAATGCGCTTCCGAGCCTCAGGGCTAAGCTGACGCTTCTGTACCTTAGGCTCCGACGAAACTAAAGTAGAAGGTACAGCCCCGATACGAGCCAGTACCTGACTGGTGATGGGCTCCAAAAGCTGAGCAGTGATAGTCTCAGCGAGGTAATTGAGGACGACCTTAAAAGCCGTATCAACTGATTCATTAGGAACAATATTTGGTGTCTCTTTGGAGCCGACTGTCGAAGTTTCGACTTTGATTTCCGGCAACAGGTCAGGTACGCTATTCGAAACTGTAGACTGATGCATCCTGCCTCCACGGCAAAACAAAACCCACGGGTTGGTGGGACTAAGGGTTTCAACACTTCCACTACAATACCGCCGCAATCGTCATTGGACAAACAAAAAACGGTTTACCGAAGCTTAAATTAGAGCTTCAGTAACCGTTTTAGACCGCACTCAGTTGTTGACTCAACCAATACTTCACCCTCTACCCAAGACGATTACAACGTAGACTGAAATTCTTCCCGGCTGAAAGGGGGAGCATCATCCACGTGTAGATTGGTTGTACTCTTATCTAAGACTGAAGTCAAGGGGGAGGTGGAAAGAAAAATTAGGGGTGAAACTCAGTCGTCTTCGCAGCCATTAATGTTGACTTGTACATCGGCTAGACCCCGCTTCAGGCGGGACCTGAAAACTTCGGGAGGGAGTCTGGATACCTGCTGATCGAAACGAGCGAGTGTGTCCTCAAGTGTAACACGACTCGTGAGGATAGCGAGAATCGGGGTGTTTCCTGAGAACTTATCTACTGCCATAGATTTTCATCCTTTAATAAGGGCATTCATATTGGAATTTTTATTCACGTAGAGCCCCGATCAACTGTTCCACGACACGTTGGAACCCATTCATAATAGTCAACTGGTTGGCTGAAAGCACCCTCTGCTCCACCGCCATCTCCCGAATTAGGTTAAACTGTTCATGATGAACGTCTGCTTGTGTCTTGACGCTTTCCGCCAGTTGATGAACTGACTCCACGAGTTTATCCTGAGCAGCAGATTGTGCCTGTATGAGCCTTTTTAGGTCTTGGTTGCTCTCTGCGATGACCTTGGTGTTAGCATCGACCGTCGTTTTGAAAGTCATAATTTGTACTTGTGACCAAATGAAAAGTCCCACACAAATGAAGGCCGAACCAGTTGCGGCACCGTATTGCCAGATGGGCGTAAGAGGATTTGTGGCTTGAAGCAGCATCATAAGCATGTGACATTGACCCTCGGAAGAAATACACGACTACACTTATGAGTTGGGTATTGAGTATTTTCCTAACGGCCTCTCCTATGGAAGGGGTTTCGGACTACATCACCCATAGAACTTTCCGTAATTCTTTGAATTTTTCGCATCCGCTCAAGAATCTGGAGGTCCCGCAAGATAACACCGTCCATATTAATGATAGCCCCTGAAGGGAGGTTCATTTGCTGTGCGATGAGTAGTGACTGACCGGAGGGGTCAATTTTCAAACCACCTTCTTCCATGAGCCACTTTTGAGCCTTCCATGCACAGAGTTGAGCCGCGTCCACCATGTCATCATGGCTACCCTTTTCAAGCGGAGCCGCGACCCGAATCTGGTACTTGTTAACGTACTCAGCTTCGACCAACCGCAGTTCCTTGAGGAACTTTGGAACGTAGGGGAACCGGCAGCGGGTATCGCGGACATAACCTTGGAGCACGAAAGCCATCTGTGAGTTCAATGTCGCCGTGAGGTTCACGAGTTCAATGTTGTGAATCTTGTTGAGTTCGAGCAACTGCACAAGCTGCTGTCCCCCGTGTTGGTCGGTTGCACCACGCCAGCAGGGCATCAGTACATTCAGAGCCTTGAGCCACGCTAGGATGTCTTCCAGCGGGAGAGCCTTGAATCCGACGTACTTCTCCAATCCCTGTATGTGTCCCACACCGGGGCCTTCAAACTTCTCCCCGACCATCATACGGTCGATGTAGTCATAGACCAAGTGAATCGGCTGTGAACCCCCGACATACTCCAAGTGGCCGATTGCGACCGCCGTAGCGTCATGACTCATACCCAAGTCGATTGCCCAGAAATACTGGCGACCGATGTCCTTGGGATGGAAGTGAGACAGGTTGAACCGAGCAGAAGTTTCGTCGGGCTCTTCAAAACCACCATTCGTCTTGACATACTTCACATCAGTGCAAGCCTGAATTTGTGCTTCAGTCAAGTACGATTCAGAAGACTCAAGGAAGTTACCCCCGTATTCAGCCTTGAACGTGAGTGGGTTCTTGGTATACTCCGAACGCAGGGTTTCGGACAGGATGGTAGGGTTCATCTCCGCTGTGGATAGCCGGATGGTGAATACCTTAGTCTCCTTCGCACCACGCTCCATGGCGTCCTTGTGAATGTCGAACATCTTACCGACCTTCGTCCAAGGGCTGGAGATGGAAAGCACAAGAGAGTCTTGGAAGGATTTGTATTCCTCCGGCTTCATAGTGGCCGCAGCGACGAGTTGGTCTACCCAGCCGCCCTTGAGGTCTTCCGCGTGCTTGAAGTTGACTGTAGACGGCGTGGCGGCTCCGTAGACCTCATCTGAGGATGAGCCCTTGGAGGAACGGAAGTGAGCGAACTCGTCCAGAGCGAGGAAGATATTCGAAGGGCCACGGACGGCATTGGTTGTGCTGGCGTAGCTTTTGACGTTAATGGACGGAGTAACGTCACGCTTGTGACGGTCAGCTTCAGACACGAAGCCCATCCATGATGAACTGGAAGCCTTCAGATACGGGTTGAAGAAAGGAGCCCGGTTGATGTCTTCGCGGAGCTTGTCGTAGAGACGGTTGGCACCCTCTTCGTCCTGAGCCATGAATGTGAAGTCGATGTGCGACCCGGCGATGAGGCCGAAGTATTCCTGAGGCGACCGGATGTTTAGCAGTTTGTAGAGCTTGTAGGCACCGATGGCGGACACTACCTGAGAGTTGTGGGTGACATTGAAGTTCTTGCCGAACAAATACAGACTGGTAGGGTTGGTAGTGGTAATACACCGCATGGGCATCCTACCGACAGGTTGAATGTCAGTGATGAACCTCCATTTTTGAGTGGAGTTTACTGTACTAGGGAGTTCTGCCAATTTCCTTGGAAGACGGAAGACCGGTAGGGTGCCTGTCCATGTTACCCTGTATTTCTCGCCGCAATCCCGGTCATTTAGGATAGCTCTGCCCTCCCCCCAATAGGGTTTCAGTCCGAGTGAAGCAGCGAGGTGGTATACCCCCTCCGCCAAACTACGATTTGTGTTTGTGAAGTCACATCGGCTGCGGCTGCAACTCCCATCTGTGTCCATCAGCCCCTGCAACAG